TTTTACTTTTCATTATCAACACAGTTTTAGTTTGCGGTGTCATAGGTGCCGTAGTGGGCTTTGTGGGTAGTAGATTGCCACTGATTGGCAACTATGCAAACATTATCAAATATGTTTCCATAGCACTGCTCTGTATTGGTATATACTGGAAAGGAGGCTATAGCGTAGAACAAGAATGGCGTCAACGAGTGGCTGAACTAGAGGAGAAAGTGAAAGATGCAGAAGCGAAATCACAGCAGACAAATGTTGTTATCGAAACGCAGGTCAGAGAGAGAACAAAGAGAGTCGTTGAAAAACGAGAGATTATTGTCGAAAAGATTAAGGAAGTGGAAAAAGTTATTGATGCGAAATGCGAACTTGATCCTAACGTAGTAAGTATTTTGAACGAAGCAGCCAAGAAGCCATGAAAAAATTACTTATAGTTTTATTGCTATCAGGCTGTAGCACTACAGTGCCAGTGGCCCGCAAGTTTCCTGAAATGCCAGAATCATTAGGTAAACCTTGCCCGCCACTGACACAAATAAAAGAAGACACGACCAAACTGAGTGATGTGATTACGGTTGTATCTGATAACTACATGGAGTATCATAAGTGTAGTGACAAAGTTGACATGTGGATAGAATGGTATAGATTACAAAAGGAGATTTTTGATTCCGTAAAATAATACTTGAGGATACGCATGGAACTTACAAAAGAACAACTAAAACAATTACTACCAAAAAATCCATATATTGATCAGTGGCACAAGGCTCTAAGCCAATTACTTCCAGATTATGAAATCAATACACCACAACGCATAGCATCATTTATTGCTCAATGCGCCCATGAGTCTGGTGGTTTTGTTTTTCTTACAGAAAACTTGAACTACAAAGCAGAAAGTCTGATGAAGATATTTGGTAAATATTTTCCCGACATGGCAACTGCAAAAGCATACGAAAAGAAACCAGAGAAGATTGCGAATCGTATCTATGCCGACCGTATGGGTAATGGCAACGAAGCATCTGGTGATGGATTCAAATATCGTGGCCGTGGACTCATTCAACTGACCGGTAAGACAAACTACACATGGTTTGCCGCATCATTAGAAATTTCACCTGAAGAAGCAGCAGAGTATACACAAACGTTTGAAGGTGCTGCACAATCTGCTTGTTGGTTCTGGGAAACAAATAAACTGAATCAGTGGGCAGATAAAGGTGATATTCTGACCATGACAAAGAGAATCAATGGTGGTACAATAGGGCTTGAAGACCGTAAGAAGCATTACGAACATGCTCTACATGTGCTAGGAGTTCACTGATGAAATACTTGATACTTCTATTGCTACCACTTCTGTTTGCTTGTGAGGAACGTTATCGTTATCCTTGCCAAGACCCAGAAAATTGGGAAACAAAACAATGTAAAAAACCATACTGTAGTGCTAATGGAACTTGCCCCGAAGACTTGACACATTACGAAAAAAATAAAGCAGGTCAACCTTCATCACAATTTCAACAAGTTCCATCATGTAAAGGAGAATGTAAATGATTAACGAATTATGGTCAGGAGAGAGATATACAACTGAAGAACTCAATGCACGACTAAAGTTCTTTATTGGTATTGTATTGGGTCTAACACTATTTGGTATTGTATTTGTTGTTCTATACAGTTTGATTTTTGTTACTCAGCCAATGAATGGCATGAGTCCTATTGACAACAAGTTCTTTGAATTGATTATACCAATTGCTACATTTCTGACAGGCACACTGTCTGGTATTATGTTAGCGGGTGATGACAAAGACTTGAGAGCAAAAGCACTTGATGCAGCAAATAAGCCTTATGTACCACCACCATCACCACCAGCGTCATCATCACAACCAGTTGTATCGGCACCAAGTATGTTTGATGCTGCACCAGTTGCCGCTGTAGCAGCATTTACACCAGCAGTAGCAACGGGCTTTGGTGGTAAAGAAGCACCGACACAACCACAGCATCCAGAACTATGATTAACTTTTTAGTTAAAGCACTTTCTGGTGAAGGTGAAAGTAATCCTAGTAGTAAAAGATTGATTACTTTTTTGGCATTTACTCTATTTACTATTGGATTTATTGCCGAATTATTTTTTGAAAAAAAGTTGAACCCACAGACACTTGATGCTATAATGTATATTGTGCTTGGTGGATTAGGATTTACTACTGCCGAAAAATTCACATCAAAGGAAAAGAAATGAAAAAAGAAATCGTTTTTCTATCAATGATTTTGACTTTACTTTTTGTACCACTAAATAAATACGCTTTTGCTGCCGAAGAAAAGAAAGTCTGTGTCAAAGAGTATGATAACAAACTTAAAAAAGAAAAAGAAGTTTGCAAGACTATCATAGTTCACAAAAAACTAGAGGGTACTAAAATCCCTGATAAGAAGTAAGACATGGACGGAGATGTAGCACTCAAAGTGGAAGTTGGCGTCCTCAAAGAGAAAGTCAACACACTTGTTGACCTTTGCGAAAAGATGGATCGTGTTATCGAAAAACTATCTGATAACAACTCGTCTATGGTCAACCAAATTTACAAAGACATGGACAAACGTAAAGAAGACACCATAAGCGATATCAAAGAACTTCACTCAAGGATTACTACCACGGACAGAAATCTATCGGATAAGATCGAACTGACCGAACGTAGAATTATGGATGAAATAAAGTCGTTGCGTGACCATATTACCGAACACAATCAAAAAGAGGATAATGACCTCAAATCTTTGATGCAGTGGAAATGGATGGTCGCCGGCGGTGTCGTTGTTGTTGCATGGATTATTTCCAACATTAAATTAGAGTTTTTAGCAAAGTTTTTTGGATAATTGACTTTCGTGGGTAGTAATGTTATAATGAATGTATGGCACTTTATATTGATTCGAAGTATATAAGATTAGTATCAAATCGTTTGAGAAACTTCAAACAAAAGGGCGACAATCTCTTTAATATGAGTTGCCCTTTCTGTGGCGACTCAAAGACAAATAAACTAAAGGCAAGAGGATATGTTTTTGCTAAAGACACAAATCTCATATTCAAATGTCATAACTGTGGAGTAGGAACAAATGTCGCCAATTTCCTCAAGCACATCGATCCATCCTTACATGAAGAATATGTACTCGAAAAGTACAAGTTGGGCACAACCGAAACTGCCTACACGTATCACAGAAAGAGTGAATTTTCACCACGAATCGTCACCAACCAACCCAAATTTGGCCACATCCAAAAGCGCAGCATATTTGAACATGGGGAATGGCTCAGTAATCTACCACGTGGACATTTTTGTTTAACATATGTAGAAAATCGACTGATACCTGAAGAACATTATGATAAGTTGTTGTTCACTTCAAACTACAAAGCATTTTGTGATGCGCTAATTCCAAATCACGATAAAAACCTAGTTGAAGATGCAAGACTAGTTATACCTTATTTTAATTATCAGAATGAACTAGTTGCTGTGTCTGGTCGTGCATTAGAGACAAGCGACCGCACACTACGCTATGTTACATTGCGTACAAACGATTCTGATAATAAATTGATTTATGGCATGGATCGTGTGAATCTCAAAGAACGTGTGTATCTTGTTGAAGGTCCACTAGATAGTTTGTTTCTAAAGAATTGTGTAGCATCAGGTGATGCGAATCTTGCGCTAACAGTGAAAAATATTCAAGCAGAAAAAATTACCTTAATATTCGACAATGAAAAAAGAAATAAAGAAGTATGTAAGTTAATTGAAAATGCTATCAAATTAAATCATAATATCGTCATTTGGCCTGATAACATCGAAGGTAAAGATATTAATGAGATGATACTCAATGGCTTTTCAACTAGTGAAATTCAAGAAATCATAGATAGTAATACATTTTATGGTTTGGAAGCAATAGCAAAGTTTACATTTTGGAAAAAATTATGAGCGTGAAGTTGATCGGTGTAACAGCACCTATTGAAGGACATAACTCTGCTGAAGATTTGATTGTGCATATGGCACGTGTATCAAATCCAAGCAATCAGGGAATGAACAGTGATCCCGCTAGATTGATTCGTTATCTTATCAAAAATCAACATTGGTCACCATTCGAAATGGTTAATGTCGTTATGGAAATAAACACATCAAGAGATATTGCAAGACAAATCTTGCGACATCGTAGTTTTTCTTTTCAAGAATTCAGTCAACGATATGCTGAAGTAGATTTCGGCACTGCTGGTAAAAATTGGATAGAACGTGAAGCAAGACTACAAGATACAAAGAATCGTCAGAACTCAATTGAGACAGATGATATAGGTTTACAAGAAACTTGGAAGACACAACAAAGTTATGTTTCATTCGCAGCAGAGAGAGCATATCGTTGGGCACTTGATAAAGGCATTGCAAAAGAACAAGCCCGTGTAGTATTGCCAGAAGGACTTACACCATCACGGATGTACATGAACGGTACGTTACGTAGTTGGATTCATTACTGTCAATTGCGTATGAACAATGGCACACAAAAAGAACACAAAGAAGTAGCGACAGAATGTTGGAAAATTATTGGAGAAAATTTTCCAAATGTGGTAACAGCACCAGAACAATAATATTGGAGAAGAAATGGTAGATGTCAGCAGCATTACAATAGACCTAGAGAGAGATAAACTATTCGATGAACTTGGAATCAAAAGACTCAAAGAATCATACATGCGTGAAAGTGAAGTCAGCCCACAAGAAAGATTTGCCTTTGTATCCGCTGCATTTGCAACTGATATTCCTCATGCTCAGAGGCTTTATGAGTACAGTAGTAAGCATTGGCTTTCTTATTCTACTCCTATCTTATCTTTTGGGCGTTCTAAGCGTGGTCTGCCTATCAGTTGTTTCTTACCCTAT